GGAGATTATCTGAGAAACCCAAACAGGGAATTGATAATGCAGAGTCTGAAGATTAGCAAACCAGCAGACACTCAGTTCGTTTCTTGGTTAGCACCAAACATCCATCCTAACAAGTTGATGTTCGTTGATGCTAAGGTCAAGAGAAGGTGGAGTTCAGACTACTTTTACGAAATGCTCGCTTACTCCCACGATGGGAGAATGCAAAGGAAGATGTCTCCACCTCAAAGAAAAGCCTATTCTACAATACCGAAAATTTTGAGGAAGTTAAAAATGCGACATTCTGATGTCTATCTTTTCAAAGACTTATTGAAAAACCCTGATTTTAGAGAACATTGTAGAAAGACACTATCTTCCTCCGAAACTAGAACGTTAGGACTTGGAGAGAAAAAGAGAAGAACAAAGACAACACCAGTCACACCAACTGTTGGATTATCGAGGTGGTTGGACTGAGCGAATATCATTGCAAGTGTGATAAGAGCGGGTGGGATGCCTATGACTTCCATTACGGAAGATGTAAAACTTGCAACAAATGGATATCTGCTTATGATATCCTGAATGAATGGAATAAAAATGGAGAGAATGAAAATGTTATGGACAGAGAAATACAGACCAAAGAGAATTGCTGATGTAGTAGGACAGTATAACTTCACGATAGATGCAGAGAGTTGGGTAGAGCAGAACAATATGCCCAATGTTCTATTGTATGGAGTAGCAGGTGTTGGTAAGACGGCTGCTGGTATTGCCCTCGCTAATGATATATTGAAAGAAGATAAAGACAACAACTTCTTTGAAATCAATGCATCAGATGACAGGAGACTAGAGACAGTCAGAAACCAAATCAAGGAGATTGCTTCAACGAAGAAGATTGGCAATGCTCCGTTCAAGATTATACTTCTTGATGAGATGGATGGTATGACTAAGGATGCTCAAAACGCATTGAAGAGAATCATGGAGAGATATGCTGAGAATGTCAGGTTCATTATTACATGTAATGAGAGACACAGGATAATTCATCCGTTGCAGTCTAGGTGTGCTAACTATGCATTCCATAGATTGAAACCTCAGTCAATGCATATCCTTCTAACGAGAATATTAGAAAGTGAGGAAATTACACATGTAACCAGTGAAGAGTTAGAAACTTTCATAGACTCCTTACATGGAGACATGAGAAGAGGGCTTACTGAACTTCAGGCTGCTATCTACGGTAAGTCCTCATTACTAAATCAGATTGACAAGAACTTAGAGCCATATACCGAAATAATGCAAATGATTGATGATAATAAATATGAAAATAGTTTAGGTAAGGTGCATGAGTTGTTGTATAATTCAGTAGATATGAAGACTATATGTGTTAATCTACATGATGTTATCATCAAGACGGATATGCCAGCAGCCAAGAAGTTCAAAATGTTGAGGGTTGTCGGAGAGGCAGAGTGGAGAAGTGGTAACATGACTCCGAAGTTGCTTGCATCTTGGATGATAGGTCAGTTGATTTGATGATTGAGTTCCTGATAGGTATAGTAATTTTAAGACAGATAATAAGATGGTTAGATTCACCTAGAAGGAGATTTTAGAATGAGGTATGAATATGAAAATGGATTTGAACAAAGACGGTGTAGTGGATATTGAAGATATCAAACATCTACTACTCCGGTATGAGATAATAGCGATAGGCGGTGCATTGCTGATTGTACTGCCAATACTAAACACGCTAGGTTACATCAGCGTAGATTCCAATTTCTTTTGGATATTGTGTGGCGTAGTCATGCTGACAGAAGGATTAGTGGAAATAAGACATGAAAGAAAGAGAATGAAAACAAAGGAGGAAAATGAAAATGAATGATGAAATAAAAAATGAAATTGAAAAAGCAGCAGAACTGCTAGGGATGTCCCTAGACGATGCGACAGCGAGGTTTGAGGAAATCTGTTCCAAGAACAACGTTGACGCTGAGAAAGAGCCTTTACTGGCTCGTAGTCTTTGGCGACAGTTCTTTAGTAATTCTCGAAACGTAATGAAGAGACAACAGACGCAACCAAGTGGACAAGACTCTAACAGTCTATACAAGAAAGCCTTCGGGTTCTTCGTAGCACTGAATGATGCTATCGATATGTCAGCAAGAAGTCGTGAAAGACTAACTAACGAATATATGCGTGACAGCGATATGACTTACTCTCTTGGAAGAGTTGCTATCTTCACTGAAGATGGTGATGGGTATGAAGCAAGAATGATGCGAGATGGTGAAGAGATTGTCAAGCACATGAAGAAGTTGCCTGAGAATAATGTAGAAGTTGACAGTGGTAGATTCATTGTACCACTTGACACTCGACAGGGTGACTGGAACAAGAACTATGGTAAGCCACAACCTGCATCTGAGTATCAGAGAAAGGGAGTATTCGTTGGCGAGATAGATGGAAGAATGGGCAAGTATTTCTTCTCATACAAGAAAGAAGCCTGTGTTAACTTCCAACCCAAGACCTTTGAGTTTATTCACTTCGATGTGATACCAAACTCAAACAGGGAAGACTTGATTCATGGTGGAGCAAACCAAACTGTCGAGTCATTGGTATACAATGCTGACCTAGCAGATGACTCTGAGATGAAGAGAGATGTATCTCAGATAGTAATGTCTGATGCTATGATGGAATACTGTGGTGGTAATTACAGTCCATTGATTGCGTTGGACAAGTATCATCAAACTGCAAACAACAAAGCCAATTGGGATGACAGGTTCGTGTTTACTGATGGGACTGTCAACAGCATCAACGTGACACCCACAGCAAATGGTAACAGGATATTGAATCTCGATGACCTGAACACTGACTTCGACTTCGACAACGATGGTTGGAGTGGCACTACTTGTTGGATTCCTGAGAACATACCAATTGACTTTGGCATAGGTTCACAGGTTCTTGTAGTTGGTAGAACATCTCAGGGTGTTGACCAAGAAGGCAACATTCGACCTGTAAGCATCAACGTTGCTGGTCTTCATGTGATTAGCAGTAGAGGCGGAAGTGCTGAAGAAGTAGAGTTCATTGATGAATCTGAAGACTGGTTCTTTGAGTAAGGTAGGTGACGTAAATGGAATACAGTATGAGTGCTGATTCCAATGGAGGTCTCGTCATTCATGGGAGAAGTTTCGCTTTTCTTATGGATGACGTAGACTTCCTAACTTGGAAGTACAATCCCGATACGGGAGACTATTGGACTAAGTTCCATTTCGTTTCAAAGGATGTAAGAGTGAAGTTATCTCTCACTGAACTTAACGAACTACTAGAACAATGGAAGGGTATCACATTTAACCCGAATGAATATAAAAATGGTGATAGAAATGAGTTGGACAACAACAGATAAAACAAAAGCAGTAACAACGAACGAGTCTGCGAAGGGGCAGTATGCTCTCCGAAAGGAGGCAATGCTTCAGCAGATTAAGGAATCACAGGAGAACAACAAGTCATTCCTGTGTCTTGGTATATGGGGAGAACCCAAATCCGCTAAGTCAGCAACAGCAATGGATATACTGACTGAAGAAGACATAAAGAATGGAATGCATGTTCTAGTGTTTGATTTCGACAACAGAGCAATAGATGTGAAGCGTAATCATTACGACAACAACGAGAATCTGATTGTCTACAATCCAATCGTAAGAAAGGATGGTAGCCTAGTGGACTTCGATGAAACGATGAACAACGCTAGAGCATTCTATGAGATGGCAAAAGAGTATCTTGCAGATGGCAAGTTGAAAGCAGTCATTGTGGATGGGGCAGATAAACTCCTGACAGATGTATGCGAGACCAAGATGCGTGAGAAGCATGGTATGGATGCTGACACAGTAATCAAGCAACCACCGTATGTTTGGGGTGATAGGAATACTCCTTACAAGAACTTCTTGCATAAGCAGATACTAGAGATGCCTTGTCATCGAATAGTGATTGCTCACTCTAAGGACAAGTATGCGGGTAATCCAAACCCCGTTGGTGTAGAGGCTAACTGGCATTCTACAACAGAAGATATCTTCACTGCAACAGTGAGAATGTCGAGAGACATCAGGAAGAATGGTGCTACCTTTACCGCTATGGTTGAGGCAAGTGCTAGGAAGCCTGAGATGATTGGAAAGAGATTGAAGGTCTTAACCATCGAAGATGGTAAGGTAGACTGGACAGGCTTCCCTGAGATAAAAGCAGGAGAACTCTGAACGTAATGTAGATGTGGGTAGGGGGGAAACCCCCTATCCCTTCTGCTATTTAGGAGGAATAAAAATGAGAATAGAAATAAACAATAAAACACTAACAAACGCAATAGAAGATGTATGGATGAAAGGAAAGTATCACAACGGAGATTCAGCAAAGAACAGT